TGACGGCGGTCTTGAGGGCGGGGAATACACAGCGCCACCAGCCATGGGTAAGCGATGGGCCCACTGACCAATGCGTGGTGGCGGTGCCGTCGGCGGCACGCCAAGGGCCGTCCGCAGGGGCGTAGGACGACGACGAGGAGATGGCGCACAGCAGCGAAGTCTCCCCGGTCATCACCGGAATCAGGCTGGCGCCCGACTCGAAGACCTGTTCCGCGAGCGAGACCAGGCGCTGATACAAGGCGTCAGCAGGATGGACGATCTCCAGGGTTTCGCCAAGGCCCAGTTCCAGGGTCTGCCGGCTGCCAGGCAATACAGCGGGAATCGGCGTGGTGGGATTGCCCAGCCGAATCTGGGTGATCCAGTCGCGAACCGTGCCCAGACGAGTGTCGAGTGTGCTCATAAGATGCCTCGATCAAGAATTGGGAGCCCGGCCCTGCCCAAAGGCAGGAAGCCGGGCGGGCGGGGTTAGATCAGAGCGGCTTCGAAGGCTGCGACGAAGTTGAAGCTGGTGTCACCCACATCGGCGGCGGCGACTGCACCGATGTTGCTGCGGGCCTGGGCCTGTTCCGGCGCGGTCAGGGCTTGGGCAGCGTCATAGCGAACGCGCTTGTTGACGGCATCCAGCAGCGCAGTGGCAGCGCTCTCACCGGTCTGGATGGCCTGCTGGATTTCCAGCAAGGTATCGAAAGCGGCATCGGCGCCACCCAGGATGTCAGCCTTCAATGCGTCGAGCAGGCCGACGATCTTGGAAGACGAGTAGGTGGTGCTGGTGGTGATCGCGCTGTCATCGATGCTGGTGGACGCATTGACCGCGTTCTTCAGTTCGTTGATGGCCGACACCAGGCTGGTCTTGTCGGTGGTGGACAGCGAAGCCAGCGAGCCGATCTTGGTGGAGACCGCGTTGAATTCCTGGGCTGCGCGCAGGACAAAGCTCTGGATCTGGGTTTGCAAACTCATGGTGCGTTTCCTTAAAGAGGATTGAAGGTTTTGGGCAAGACGCCCACATCACCCGATCCAGCGGCTCTTGATGACGCGCCGCGCGGGTTTCGGGATTCCAGAAGCACCGAGGCCACCGCGATGGGTGGCCTCAGTGAATTGGTCGGTTGGTGCTTCTATCGGTGGCTCGCCTGTTGGCGGCGGCAGCCCTGGTGGCAGTCCAAGTTGCCGCTCCAGCTCGCGCCAATGGCGTTCCTCGAAGCGGTCCAGCCCTGCGGCAGCAGCGGCGGCACGTGCATAGACGTAGCAGTCCAGCGCCTCGTTGCGCTCGCGGGTTTTCTGCCACTCCCGCACCGGGAAGCCGTTGCGGTTGCGGCGGGTGATCAATTGTTCGGCGCAGAGTTGCTGGATGAACTCGGCATCCACCTTCGGCAGATGCACGAAGCCAGCAGGAAAGATGACCGTGACGCCGTCCTCGTCCACCTCGGCGGCTTTGCGCAGGGCGTTGTAGAACTCCAGCTTGGCGATGCCCACCGCCACCGAATAGACCTTGATGCCCCGGCGCAGCTTCTTGCCGGCCTGGGTCACGTCCACCGCCGTGGGCGTGCCGATCAAGGCCGCACCACGCGGTACGCCCTTCACCGCCATCAGCCGGTGATCCTTGGCCGCGCGCACGAAGGCGTAGGCCTCCTGCGTCGCGAAGCCGGTGTCCAGCGCGATACGGACCAGCGGCATCTGCGCGCCCGATGCATGGGTCCAAGTCTCTGCCAGCAGGGTTGCCAGTTGACGCCAGACCGAGTCCCGCGCGGTGTCGCCCATCAGCACCCGGTGCTCGATGAGCCACGCTTCCTTGCCGCGTCCGAAAGCCCAGATCGAGGCCTCGATGCGATCCTTCTGCACGTCGGCCCCGCCCACCAGCAGCAGACCACCGGCAGGGATGGAGCCGATGCGGTAATCCTCGCGCCGCTCCAGCAAGCGCTGCCAGTCCGGCGCCTCGCCTTCCTCGATCCAGGTTTCACCCAGTTCCGTGTTCTTGAAGGTCTTGATGGCGCTGGCCGATCCGGATTCCTTGTTCACGGAGGACTCCCAGGCGGCGGCGATGTCGCGCCAGGACCGCCAGCCGATCGGGCTGTAGAGCGACGACAGGTGGAAGCCTGCGGTTTTGCCATTGCTGGCGGCCATCGCCCGCCACTCGCCCGCCGACAGCATCGCGGTCTTGTGATGTTCGGCGATGGCGGTGTCGCAGGTCTCGCAGACGTAGGCCGCCGTCTCCGGGTGATGCTTGTCCCAGCGCAGTTGCTCGAAGCGCAGCCACTGGCGGTGGCCGCAGTGCGGACAGGGCACGAAGTAGCGGCGCTGGTCGGACGCCTCGTACTCGCGCTCGATGGCCGACACCCCGGCGATGGTCGGGGTGGAGACGATGAAGATCTTGCGTCGCGCGAAGGTCCGGGTGCGGGCCTCGGCCAGGCTGATCGCGTCGCCCTCACCATCCACGTCCAGGGGATAACCATCCACCTCGTCGAGGAACAGATACCGCACCGGCATGCTTCGCAGGCCGACGGCGCTGTTGGCCCCAGTCATCACCAGCACGCCGCCCCGGAACTCCTTAGCCAGGATGGTGTTGCCGGAGTCGCGGCTGCGGGCCGGTGAGATCAGCTCCTTCAGCGTCGGTGACTCCTCGATCAGCGGGTCGATCCGCTGCTTGGAGTTGCGCTTGGCCATCTCCACTGTGGGCGACACCGCCATCATCGGGCCGGGTGCGTGGTGGATCACGTAACCGATCCAGTTGTTGCCGCACTCGGTCTTGCCCAGCTGGCCGCCGGCCATGAACACGATGCGTTCGATCGGCGACGTCGGCGACAGGCAGTCCATGATCTCCTTGAGATACGGGGTGCGGCTGGTGCGCCAGCGCCCCGGCTCCGAGGAGGACTTGCTGGACAGCACCCGGTGCCGGTCGGCCCATTCGGACAAGGTCAGCATCGGATCCGGGGTCAGACCCTCGCGCCAGGCGCGTTCGATTTCGATGCCGCCTTCGTAATCCATCAATCCACCTTGGGGCGCAGTTCGCCCAGTTCCATCAGGTGCGTGCGCACCGCCTCATCCAGGGCGATGTGCAGGGCGTGTGCGTCCATGCCGAGCGTGGCCGCCATCTGTGCCGACACGCGCGCCGGCCAGTTGAGCCAGGCGTCGCGTTCATTGCGCGCCAGCTGGAAGACATGGGCGATGGCCTGGGAGCGATCGACCAGATCGCCCTTGAGTCGGGCCAGACGCACCTTGTTGGTCTGCGCCTTGACCACCTCGTTGACCGTGCGCGCCTGCAGCAGCGAGGTGCCGCCGGTGCCCAGGGTGGGCGTCTGCGGATCGGCCGATGCCGGCGCTTCCTTGACGGTGATGGTCTCGGCCCGGCGCTGGGTGCCCTGTGCCGGGGCCTCGGTGTTCTTGTTCCACTCCCGATCGACCTTGTCCGGATCCAGCGTGCCATCCGCCTCGGGCGTGATGCGGCCGGCGCGGATTGCCTTGTGGACGGCGGTGTCGGACACCCCCCGATGGCGGGCGTAGGCGCGAATCGAGAGACCCATGGAATCCAGAGAGAAATTGATGGTTTTGTTCGAGATTCAGCTTGGCTTGTCTCTGGCACAGCGCGTTCATGACCACACCATCAACCACGTCCACGGAGACGAACATGACCACGCAAACCCCCGAAAAACGCCAGGAACTCGTCGACGAACTGCGCGAAATCCAGGCGCAGATGCTGGAGTGCCTGGAGCAAGCCAAGACCCTGATCAAGCAAAGCGGCCAGGAGATGGCGTTGCAACGGGCCGAGTCCTACTGGCTTGCCCACGCCAAGATCGCCCTGACCAACGACCACGCTTACCTGGGCGGCTCGATGTGCTCGATGGAAGACACCATCGCGGAAATCGAAGCGGCCACGGAGGACGACGACGAGGACTGATCGAGATCGGGAAGCCCCACGAAATGCTTGGCTTCCCGCTCGAACAGCGCGTTCATCCCATCACCATCAACGACGTCACCAGGACACGACCATGACCCAGATCGACAGCATTTACACACTGATCGCCCAGAAGCACCTGCGCATCGACACCCTGGAAACCCGCCATTCGGATCGACTCGATTTCCACGACGTGGCGGTCTGGAGCATCCGCGACGCACTGGAAGCCGCGTTCAAAGCCGGTGTCGAGGTCGGCATGAACGTGTCGCGCCCCTCCGAACAGGAAATCGCCAACGTCGTTTGAGTGCTGATCGAAGCCAGGCAAAACGCTTGGCTTCACCTCGGAACAGCGCGTTCATCCCATCACCATCAACCCGCAAGGAGTACGACATGACCACCATCAAACTGACCGAATCCCAAACCACCATCCTGACCCAGGCCGCCTACCGTCCTGATGGCGACATCGAACCCCTGCCGCCCACCCTGCGGGGCGGCGCACGGACCAAGGTGATCGACGGGCTCACCTCGCGCGGACTGATCGTCGAGCAGGACGGCAAGTATCTCCTCACCGCCGACGGCTACGCCGCCATCGGCCGCAGCCGCCCGCAAGCGGAAACGCCCCAGGATGACCCCGAACTCGAGCCGGCGGTCGCCGCCGCCGAGGCCCAATGGCAGGGTGAACAGCAGGCCGAACCTCTTGAAGCAACACAGCCCCCGGTCCAGGCCAGCGCCAAGACCAAACCCCGCACCCGCGAGAACAGCAAGCAGGCACAAGTGGTCGCGATGCTGAAGCGCGTCGAGGGGGCGACGATTCCCCAGGTCATGGCCGCCACCGGCTGGCAGGCGCACACGGTGCGCGGCACCTTCGCCGGGGCGTTCAAGAAAAAGCTGGGCCTGAACCTGATCTCGGAGAAGACCCAGGGCGGCGAGCGGGTCTACCACATCGCCTGATGGCGCAAGCAACCGCAGGCCAACACCCCCAAACAATAGGAATTGCCCATGAAAAATTTCCCCTACCCAGACAACACGCCCACCCAGTTTTCGGGTGCCAAGTCCTTTGTTGAGCAACACGGCAACGAGGTTTGGATCGACCTGTGCGACTCGGTGCCGGTCGGCAAGTGGTTCAATGTGCGCGACACCGCCGGAGAGCTTGAATCGCTCAAGATGTACGCCAAGCCCGAACGGTATCTTCGCGCCGTGCTCAAAGCGTTGGTCTGCGATTACAACAATCGCGCTGACGACTACGAACACCGGCCGCCGGTGGAGGCGCGGGGCAGTCGCATGGGCTACGCCCGCGTTTGAACCTGGACATCGCCAAACGCACCCAAGTACGCCGGGCGGCGATGAACTGAATAGCTTGGCTTCTCAATCACACAGCGCGTTCATGGGGGCGTCATCCACGTCCCCAGGAGCCACCAGATGGACTTCCACCTTTACAAAGCCACGCGCGCCGACGGCACGGTGTACTTCTTTCACCATCGCAGCATGGAGGAGGCCAAGGCCTTCGCCAGCGATGCGGTCAAGGTCATCGACTGCCACAGCCAGGAGGATGCGCAATGAACAGCATCGACGCCCTGGGACAACGACTTGGCACAGCCGCCCTCACCACACTGGTACGGCTGTGCCCCGAGATCAGGACCGCCAGCCCGGCGCGACAGGAGGCCGCGTGTGCCGCGATGCGGGCCAAGTCCGGGGAAGCCGTCGATGAGTTGCTGGACGACGCCAAGGCTGCGCCCTGGCTGGCGGAGGTGGTCTTTGCCAACGCGGTGCTGACCCTCGCAAACGAAGGCATCAAGGTGTTGCGCGGCTGCTGATCAGCACTCCGGGAAAGCGGGTGAATGCGCTTGGCTTTACAAGCACACAGCGCGTTCATCCTGGCATCGCCAGACTGAATCCAGGAGCACCCCATGAGCATCACGCTGCAGATCGACCGCCAGCAGGACATCAACCTCAACTACAACAACCGCAACGCCGCCCTCGTCCTGGGCCTGTTGAATATTGATGTCGAGGCCGGCTTCGGGCGCATCGCCTTGACGGAAATTCCCAAGGCCCGACGCGCCATCCTCGTGGCACTCAATGGCGCGACACCGTTGCCCAGCGTCACGCAGGAAGTCGATTTTGCAACCACCGTGATTGACCAGGCCAGCATGCCGACCATCAGCAGGTCGCTGCGTTACCTCGATCCCGGCATTGACCAGGAGGGCGTTGAGCGCCGCCTACGCGAGGTGGCCACCTTGTTGGCGCAGGCCAGCGCACTGCAATCCGATGTGTCCTGGTTCTGAATTTCAATCGAAAGAAGCTTGGCTTCCCTGGCACACAGCGCGTTCATACAGATGTCGATTACCCCCAACGCAACAGGAGAACAGCCATGACCACCATGACCATCAGCATCGAACGCACCCCTCGCACCCTGAACTTCGGCGGCACCGCCATCGATGTCGAGGAGTTGAGCGTCCGACTGCCCTTTGCCCGCAAACCAGTCGATCTCAGCGAGGTGGGCGGCAACGGGCAAACCAGGGTTTACGTCACCGAAACCAGGGAATTGACCCCGGCCGAATTTGACACCTTTGCCCGCAGCCTGCTGGTCTCGCGCGAGTGGCTGCGAGGAAAAGGTGGCGGCATGGGCGACGGCTACTTCTGCGTGGAAGTTACCGCGCCGGGCCGTCCCTATCTTTACATCAACCCGGAGGGTAGCGATTACGCCCGCTACGTGGCACGCCTCGGGTGATCGAGAAAGATTGAAAAATAAGCCACAATTGCTTGGCTTCTCAATTGCACAGCGCGTTCATACGGGTGTCGCAACCAACACCCCGCAGGAGAAAACGATGACCACCACCAACATTACCCCCGCCACCCAGAACGACGCCTGGGGCTTTTTTGGCACCATGAACGAACACTCCAACGCCGCCTGGCCGATCGCGATGCGCGCGGTGGCCGAGGCCACCGGCCAGTCGCTGGAAACGGTCCGAATCTTTATGGATAGCCGGTACGGACGCCATTTCGCGGACAGCGTGCTCAACCAGATGCACCACGGCGCGAATCTGGATGCCGCCATCGCCGCCGCCACGCAAGAGTGGATGGGCTGGACAATCGGGCGCATCACCAGCAAGGAATACGGAATCCCGCGCGGGCTGCCTTACCTGACCGGGTTTGTGATTCACACCGAGATCACCGACGAAGCGCTTGCCGCCTGATCCCACCCCGGAGCCCCTCATGCAAATCTTCTCGATCACCGAA